TATCCGGCCAGCCTGGACGCTGCTGGACGTGCTCTGGGGCTGCCAGAGGACAAGCAAAAGCTGAATACCGGCAAGGCTCTTATCCGATATTTCTGTGTTCCCTGCAAGGCGACAAAATCCAACGGCCAGCGCACCCGAAACCTGCCGCACCATGACCCTGATAAATGGCGGCTGTTCAAAGAGTACAACGCTCAGGATGTTGTTTCAGAGGTGGAAATTGAGCAGCGATTATCAGCGTTCCCCGTCCCTGATTTCGTCCAGAAGCAGTGGGAGACGGATTTGCTTATCAATGATCGGGGCGTGGCTGTGGATATGGATTTTGTTCATGGCGCACTGGTTTTAGGCGAAACTGTGCGCTCTACTCTCACCAAAGAGGCAAAGGAGCTTACCGGCTTATTCAACCCGAACAGCGTTAAACAGCTTGCTCAGTGGTTAGAAGCGGAAACCGGGGAAGAGGTAAGCAGTCTACGCAAAGAGACAGTGACGGCGCTTCTGGGGCGAGATGCGAACAGTGAGGCGGTACAGCGAATGCTTGAAATTCGGCAAGAGCTAGGGAAAAGCTCCACGAAAAAGTATGACGCTATCCAAAACTGTGTCTGCCCAGATGGCCGGGTACGCGGATTGCTTCAGTTCTATGGTGCAAATCGTACAGGCCGGTGGGCTGGAAGATTGGTTCAGGTGCAGAATTTGCCGCGAACCTACACAGAGCCACTTGAGCTGGCCCGTGATTTCGTCCGGGAGCAGAGGCTTAATGCTATTCAGGTAGTGTATGGGAAACCCAATGATACCTTGTCACAGCTAATCCGTACTGCATTTATCGCAGCTCCCGGCAATGTGCTCATTGATGCTGATTTTTCCGCTATCGAAGCCAGGGTTATTTCGTGGCTTGCGGATCAGGAATGGAGACTTGAGGTTTTCCGAACCCACGGCAAAATCTATGAAGCATCTGCTTCTCAGATGTTTGGTGTCCCCATAGAGCGCATTAAAAAAGGAAACCCCGAGTATTCCCTTAGACAGCGTGGCAAGGTTGCAGAGCTGGCTTTGGGCTATCAGGGCGGCGTGGCAGCAATGCGGAACATGGACACGGGGCATCAGCTGGATAGCTTGTCCGATGACGAAATCAAGGATATTGTGAACCGTTGGCGTGATACGAACCCCAAAATCCGTGATTTGTGGTATGCCTTTGACACTGCGGCTGTGAGCGTGATTCAAAATGGCGGCTCTGTTAATGTCCGATGCTGTACTGTGGCAAGGGAACATGACCAGACCCAGGGAATCTCATATCTCACAATCCGGCTTCCATCAGGCCGCAAGCTCTACTACGTTGATCCGGGTGTCGGAGAAAACAGGTGGGGCAACCCCTCCATTACGTACATGGGACTTAACGATAAAAACAAGTGGGCACGGGTAGAAACCTACGGCGGAAAACTTGTTGAGAATGTGGTACAGGCGATTGCCCGCGACTGCTTGGCACAGGCGATTGAGCACCTGGAAGCTGAAGGATTCCCTGTCGTGTTCCATGTCCACGATGAAGTTGTTATCGATATTGCCCCATTTGCTGACGATAAAACAATGCTGAACCGTGTAATTCAAATTATGTCAACCCCTATCCCGTGGGCACCGGGCTTGCCGCTTGGCGCAGACGGGTGGGTGGGATTGTTTTTCAAAAAAGATTAGGAGGCTATTTTATGCTTATTACTACGAAAAACACCTTTGAAAGCTCCTGGGCTGAGCTGAAGCAGGCCGTTAAGAATGGCACCATCCGTGAGGTGCTGCATAGCGGCGATAAAATCCCGGTCACACTGAAAAATGGAGAAGAGGTGGCCTTTGTTGCCACTTATGATGAAAGCGGCAAGCTGTTCTTCGTGTCTGATAACTGTTTGCGGGATGCCTACTACATGAACCCGCGCTTTACCAATGGCGGCGCGTGGGCCGGTAGCAAGATGCGTGAGCACATGAAAAAGGTATTTGAGCTACTGCCCGATGACCTACAGGCAGCGATTGAACCGATTCACATTATTCAGGCCAACAACGGGGGCATCTTTGAAAGCGATGATAAGCTGTTCCTGCTGTCTGAGATGCAGGTTTTTGGCGGTTGCCGCTATAGTGAGCCTGAAGCCGGTGTTACTCAGCTTGATATTTTCAAGGGTGAGCGGGATCGCGTGAAGGAGCGCGAGGGCATCGGTACGGCTTGGTGGTGGCTGCGGTCTCCGCGTTCTGGTTCTTCTAACTCTTTTGTGATTGTCGGCTCCGGCGGCAGTGTGAGCTCCGGCACCGCTTTCTATTCTGGCGGCGTGGCCCCGAGCTTCTGCATTTAATCTAATACGCGCTGGAATCCGGCCCCTTTTGTGGGGCCCCCAGCACAAATTCACTGAAAAACGTAAGCACGGAGGACACAAAAGTGAAAATCATTACACCCGGCTTTGAGATTATGACCCCCATTGACGGTGAATCTGTTTTGAAGCACATCGAACAATGCGGGCGTGTCTGCTACAAATCCGAGAACTTAATAACCGATGCCAGCGCGGCAAGTTTTGTCCGGCTGATTATGAATCGGAAGCATGAGGCGGTGTTAGAGCACTTCAGCATCACGATTAAATTCATCTGTGACCGTGGTGTTTCGCATGAAATTGTTCGGCACCGTCTGGCCTCATACTGTCAGGAGAGTACGCGGTACTGCAATTACAGCAAAGGGAAGTTCAGCGGTGAGATTACCGTGGTACGGCCTGTATACCTCAACACGGATACCCCTGCCTACAAAGCATGGGAGAATGCTTGCAGGGCAGCGGAGACGGCCTATTTTGAGCTGCTGGATTGGGGGTGCTCACCGCAGGAAGCCCGTGCAGTACTGCCAAACAGCCTGAAGACAGAAGTTGTTATGACGGCTAATCTTCGAGAATGGAAGCATTTTTTTCGTTTACGCTGTTCTCAGGCTGCTCACCCTCAGATGCGGGAGATAGCTACACCGGCGCTGAAAGCCTTGCAGGCCAAAATCCCCTTAATCTTTGATGCACTGTGAGGCATTCTAAGAGTTTGCCTCTAAAAAATACATTTTCCAGAAGGAGGAAACACAAATGGATAACACTCTCGCCGCAAAGCGGATTACCGTTGAATACGAAGATGGCTCTATTAAGGAACTGGGTAAGGGCCTCGTTTTCAGCTTTGAGAATAAAACTGAAGAAACCGCTCATATCGTTGCAGAGCTGGTAAACATGGCAGGCAGAGACCTTTATGCTGTGGTCAGCGCCGCAGTGGAACTGGGTATGAAGCTTGGCATGTTCGGAGACAGAGAGGACGCAGAGGATGAAGAATAAACCGCAGGCCCCGCGCCGGGATAAGTACGGTAAACGGTTACATAATCGCAAGGTGAGAAAATTAGTATTGGCTATTCTCATTGTCGTGACAGTCGTAATTGCCCTCTCTATTTCGGCGTTTATCCTGCTCTGCGCAGTGGACAGGCTCACCCTTATTAGGTGGACAATGAATGCCAATCTCCCGGAATGGTTTAAGGCATTCCTTTGGGGTTGGTATTAAGCATTAAGGAGGATTGCTATGAATAGGAAAGAACGCGAAGCAAACCCCGAAGAAAGCTTTGACGGTGGATACCACCTCTATGCGGAAGAACTGCACTGTCAGCGCGTGGCGAAAAACGCGGATAGAATCGCCTACGCCACTGCCCAATTTCGGGCACATAATATCGAATTTACTTTGAAAAACGCTACGACCGGCCATTTTCACTGTAGACGGAAAACTGATGATGCGCTGATTCAGTTTTACGCCGGTACAGGGACGATTGTAGGGCGGAGTGTTCGAGGCATTCAAAACTGCATCCGTATTTGTGAAGGAGAACTGCAATGACGGATTACCAAAGCTTTATTTCCCACAAGGTCAGCCAGTCAATTAACGCTGAAAGCATCTGCCTGTCTGCGGATGACCTGAATCCGAAGTTGTATAACTTTCAGCGGGATATTGTGCGGTGGGCACTTGCAAAAGGCAGGGCAGCTGTTTTCGCAGACTGCGGTCTTGGAAAAACGCCGATGCAGCTTGAATGGGCCAGTCAAGTCTATGCGCACAAGGGCGGAATGGTTTTAATCCTTGCCCCTCTGGCCGTTTCGTCTCAGACTGTGGCAGAGGGCATCAAATTCGGCGTTGAAGTAACCCTCTGCGAGAAAGCGGAAGACCTAAAGCCTGGAATCAATATCACAAACTATGAGAAGCTTGAAAAGTTTGCAGGCTGTAAATTCAGTGGGGTAGTGCTGGATGAATCCAGCATTCTAAAATCTTTTACCGGCAAGGTAAGAAACCAGATAATCGATTTTTTCAGCGATACCCCGTTCCGTTTGGCATGTACAGCTACACCGGCACCGAATGATTTCATGGAACTTGGCAACCATGCTGAGTTTTTGGGGGTTATGTCCTACTCCGAAATGCTTGCAATGTTCTTTGTTCACGATGGCGGCGAAACCTCCAAATGGCGGCTCAAGGGACACGCTGAGGATGTTTTCTGGCAATGGATGGGTTCCTGGGCAGTGGTTATGAACTCTCCTGCTGACCTTGGCTATGACGTGGAAGGGTACGACCTGCCTGAACTCCGGGTGCATGAAATCATTGCGGATGGTGCGGAACCTGTTTCAGAAGCTATGACGCTGACGCAGAGACGAAAAGCCAGGAAGGAGACACTGGAACAGCGCTGTGCAGCAGCCGCAGACCTGGTAAACGCCTCTGATGACCAATGGCTTGTATGGTGCGACCTCAATGCGGAAAGTGCCCTGCTTGCCTCGAAAATCGGGAATGCGGTGGAAGTGACGGGTGGTAACAGTTCAAAGGACAAGGCAAATCGGATGCTGAGCTTTACCGCTGGTCTCTGTAAGTGCCTTGTCACAAAGCCCAGTATCGCCGGTTTCGGTATGAACTGGCAGCAGTGCAGCAAGATGATTTTCGTTGGCCTATCTGACAGCTATGAGCAGTACTATCAAGCTGTGCGCCGGTGTTGGCGCTTTGGGCAGAAAAAGCCTGTTGACGTGTACATTGTTATCAGCAGCCGGGAGGGCTGTGTCAAAGATAATATTGCGCGGAAGCAGGCCGACTGTGAGAAGATGCGGCGGGCAATGGTGGAGCAGTCAAGGGAGATTACCAAAAAGGAGCTTCAAAGCACTTGCCGGATCACAACGCCCTACCACCCTGAAACCCACATGACATACCCCGCATGGGAGGAATTTAAGAATGAATGTGCTTAATCAAAAAATCGATGACCGATACGCTATGTATCAGGGTGACTGCGTGGAAACCATGCAGGGAATACCCGATAACAGCGTACATTATTCCATTTTCTCGCCCCCATTTGCAAGCCTGTATACCTATTCCAGCAGTGACCGGGATATGGGCAACAGCCGTGATAATGAAGAGTTCCAGCAGCATTTCCTTTACCTGATTGCACAGCTCTACCGTGTGATTATGCCTGGGCGGCTGGTTAGCGTCCATTGTATGAATCTCCCTGCCATGAAAAGCCGTGATGGCTTTATCGGGGTTAAGGACTTTCGCGGTGACATTATCCGTGCATTTACCGATTCCGGGTTCATCTTCCATTCTGAGGTTACGGTGTGGAAAAATCCCGTCACGGAAATGCAGCGGACAAAGGCGCTGGGACTGCTACACAAGCAAATCAGAAAGGACAGTGCCATGAGCCGTCAGGGCTTGCCTGATTATGTTGTTACGTTCCGTAAACCAGGTGAAAACCCAGAACCAATCCCGCACACGCCGGAATCATTTCCGGTTGACGTGTGGCAGCGGTATGCGTCCCCCGTTTGGATGGACATTCGGCAATCTAACACCCTTCAGCGGAAATCGGCGCGGGATGAAAAGGATGAAAAGCACATTTGTCCGCTTCAGCTTGACGTGATTGAACGCTGTATTGACCTGTGGACAAACCCCGATGATATCGTGCTGGATCCTTTTGCAGGTATCGGCTCTGTCCCGTATCAGGCGGTCATTATGGGGCGTAGAGGCCTTGGCATTGAGCTGAAGGACAGTTATTTCACCCAGGCCGTCAACAATATGGAATCAGCAGCAGCGGCCTACAGGGACAAAGGAGCAAGCGCAGATGTTCGGATGCGTTGCCCCCATTGCGGAATCAAACTGGAAACGATGGTCTGCCCCATTTGCGGCATGGAAGTATAGGAGGTGCAATTATGCCGGAAAACGTTATTGAACGAATGGAGCGAATTGACGGGAAGCGCCGAATTGCTGATTTCATGGTTAAGGAAAAAATGCCCTATGATTTCAAGGTGTCGTATGCCAAAATCCGGGCGCAGGAATTTGTGCGAGAATGTGAAAAGCGTGATTTGAACTACCACGTCTCTGTTGGAGGTTTGGATTCCATCACATTGTTTCTGTTCCTGAAGTCTATCGGGATTGATGCACCGGGAATCAGCGTGTCCTACCTGGAAGACAAGTCGATTCAGGAGGTACATAGACAGCTGGGCATAGAGTGCCTGAAGTCCGCTGTTCGCTGTGTTGATGAAGACGGACGGGTACACAGGTGGACAAAGCCGAAAATCATTCAGGAATTTGGTTTTCCTGTTTTGTCTAAAGAGATTGCTGCAAAAATTGAGACACTTGCCAATCCTACTGAGAAGAACGCCACAGTTCGCCACGCAATTATTACAGGCGAAACCGGCGCATACGGCGGCTTCCAGAAGAACAGCCGAATGAAAATGTCCCAGAAATGGCTTGAAAAGTTTGCTGGATATGCAAACGCCGAAGAAGGGACGGATTATTCCATTGCCCCGTTCCAGGTTTCTTCCAAATGCTGCTACTACCTAAAAGAAAAGCCTTGTGATGATTGGGCAAAAGCACATAACAGTGTTCCGTTCCTTGGTTTGATGGCATCTGAAGGTGGTAGAAGGGCTAAGTCGTTAAGGCTTAATGGATGCAATTATTTTGGAAAATCCACTATTCGTTCCGCCCCCTTTGCCATTTTCTCCCGTCAAGACCTGCTTCAGCTGGCTCTTGATCTGGATGTTCCAGTTCCGGCCATTTATGGCTCAATAGAAAGAACTGAGGACGGGCAGCTTTACACCACGAAAGCGCAAAGGACAGGCTGCTCTATGTGCGGCTTTGGCATTCACCTTGAAAAGCGTCCTCATAGATTTGACCTGTTAAAAGAGCGCAATCCCAAAGAATGGGAATACTGGATGTTCAAATGCTGTACCGATCCCATTACTGGTGAAAAGTTTGGTTGGGCCAGAGTGCTCGATTACATCGGTGTTGACTACTAAGGAGGAGAATAATGAAAATTCCCAAAACCGTTAAAATCGGCGGCAAGGTCTATGGCGTGGAAATCACGGATAAGTTTGACCTTGGCAGCGCAAATGTTTCCGCTGAAATCAGCTATGTTGACCTTGCTATCAGGGTTTCCCCCAATCAGGCATCGGGTAAAATGGAGGCCGATTTTATCCATGAGCTTATCCACGGTATCTATGATTTCCTCGGTTACAAAGACCATGATGAAAAGCGCATTGACGAACTGGCACAGGCTCTTTACATGGTGATTATGGATAACCCGGATATTTTTGAAGACGATGAGAGTTAAGCAGTATAAAGGCCAGGTTTTCGGTGCTGAACTTACAGCCAAAGAGAAAAAGGCTTTGAACCTTGAGATTAACCGACAAATCTTAGAGGCCGATACACGGTATACCAATGATATTGATGCCATGGTGCTGTACGTCCTGCATCAGCACCTTGGCTTTGGGCAAAAGCGTCTTCGGGAGTTCTGGGAAGCTTTTAAGGCAGAACATGATAAATTGCGGGATTACTATGAAATGCCGGATGCCAACGCTTGGCTGGCTCGTCAAAAGCTGAAAGAAATAGGCGTTGATGTGGAGGCATGGAACGCTGAAGAAGGGGAGGGAGCTACACAGTGAGCTATGACGTAAGCTTCAAAGCAAAATTGGAGGGTACGGGTCAGTGGGTATACGTGGGTGATGATTGGATCAACCACACGTCCAACACCGCTGCCATGATTAAAGAAGTGTGCGGCTCCTACCCCTCTGAGTGGAACGGCAGACGCTGCTCTGACATGTATCCGATTCTCATGCAGGGTGCATCCTTGCTGATGCTGCATCCACAGCGTTATCGGCAGTTTGAGCCAGACAACCACCTGGACATGGTGAGAACCACAGCAGAGTTCCTTACGAAAATTGCGGACAACTGCGACAGGTTCCCTACAGCCATAATCGAAGTAGACTGTTAAGGAGGTGCAACATGGCAGATAATCCAAAGTACAACAGCGAGGGCTACTATGACCCTACTGCATATGCTGGCCTCCGTTCCGTTATTCAGGAGGAAAACGTCTTAGAGCGTGACGTGAATGCGCTTGTCAAGGTGCTGAAGTACATTATTAGCAAAAGCGGATTTGAGTTGGTAGGCCGTATCGAAATCAAGGATAAAAAATCCGGGAGGGTTTTCAAATGACCAAAGAAGAATTGGAAAAAGCACTCGAAGTTTCAGAGGCATACAGACGTGAGCAGGAGGTTAAAATTGAAAAATTAGCAGCTCATCGGCAGACCGCTTTGGCTCCAATTCGCCGCAATACCTACAGTGCGGCCGTCCGTATCTATGGCAAGCAGTCTCAGCTCGTTATGGCTATGGAGGAAATGTCTGAGCTGACCAAAGAACTGTCTAAGAACATTCGGGGTGAAAATAACGTCTCTGCTATCTCAGAAGAAATCGCTGATGTGGAAATTATGCTGGAACAGCTCAAGGTCATCTACGGAAACCGTGCAGAGGTTGACCGGGTGCGAGGTGAAAAACTCGAAAGGCTTTTTATCCGGCTGACGGAGAAAATGAGCTGAAAAGGCTAAACGTGGCGATATCGCCCGCCCTGAAAATAGGGGTAATCCTATGAAGTGGAGTAACCAAACATGAAATTTGACAGACAAATTACCATATCTGTTGGCAGCAACCGGCATGATATGGCGTGGCAGCAATCAGCTTTGACCATTTCAGAACTGTATGACCGCTTGAGTATGCCCGTGCGCGGCACGGAAACTCTAGCGGAGTATATGGCCATGAAAAAAGCACAGCAGGACGACTTGAAGGATGTGGGCGGCTTTGTAGGCGGTGCATTGAATGGGCTGCGCCGAAAGGCCAATAACATGATTGGACGGGATATTATCACCTTGGATTTTGATAATATCCCCGGCTGGAAGACAGACATGGTAATTGCTAAGATGGAAGAGCTTGGATGTGGCTATGCAGTCTACAGCACCCGCAAGCATACGCCGTCAGCTCCCCGGCTACGTGTTGTGGTTCCCTTTGACAGGACGGCAACACCTGACGAATATGAGCCGTGTGCCCGGCGTGTGGCGGCGCATATTGGCATCGGTATGGCTGACCCCACCACCTTTGAGGTGTGCCGCCTAATGTATTGGCCGTCCTGTTGCTCTGACAGCGAATTTGTCTTCCAGAGCAAGGATGCACCGCTGATTTCCGCAGACTTCCTGCTGGGCACCTATACGGATTGGCGCAATTATCTAAGCTGGCCGCAGGTTCCTAACGCCGTCAGCTATCAAAAGCTGGCATCAAAGCAAGGGAACCCGCTGGAAAAGTCCGGCATTGTGGGCGCATTTTGCCGTACTTATGATGTGCTTTCTGCCATGGATACTTTTTTGCCTAAAATCTATGAGCCAGTGGACAGCGCAGATGACCGATACACGTATCTTGGAGGTTCAACTACAGGCGGCGCAATCATCTATGACAATGCGAAATTCCTCTACAGCCATCACGCAACAGACCCTTGCAGTGGGCGGCTGGTGAATGCATTCGACCTTGTGCGCCTGCATCTGTTCGGGGACAAGGACGAAAAGGCCGCCCCCGATACCCCGGTTATCAAGCTCCCGTCCTATAAGGCAATGTGCGACCTGGCTTTGCAGGATCATGGCGTGATAGCTACACTCAACAAAGAACAGCATGAGCAAGCATTAAAGGACTTTGAGGGTATTGCAAGTGAAGCACCAGAAGATGATCCTGATTGGGCGGAACGTCTCCAACGCAACCAGAACAATACCGTCAAAGGGACGATTGACAATATTCGGATTATCCTTGATGGTGATCCGCTCCTGAAGGGCAGGTTCGCCTTGAACCAGTTCGCGGGACGCGGTGAGGTGCTGGCAGCGCTACCGTGGAATACGAGCGGAAAGCGCCGCCTGTGGTCAGATACCGACAATAACGGCCTGTACTGGTACTTAGAACGTTACTGGGGAATCACAAGCCGGGGGAACATTGACAGCGCCCTTGATATTCATGCTTCCTCCCACGCTTTTAACGAGGTGCAGGATTATATCAACGGCCTACAGTGGGACGGAACGCCCCGGCTGGATACGCTGTTTATTGATTTCCTCGGTGCCGCAGATACGGAGTATAATCGTGCGGTATGCCGCAAAAGCTTTACAGCTGCAATCGCCCGTGCCATGACCCCCGGATGCAAGTTTGACAATATGCTGATTCTTGCAGGCCCGCAGGGCATCGGTAAATCTACGCTGCTGGATAAAATGAGCCTTGGATGGTTTAACGATAGCATCCGTACATTCGAGGGCAAGGAAGCATCTGAGCTTTTACAGGGCGTGTGGCTTATTGAAGTTGCAGAGCTGGACGCATTCAGGAAGACAGACATTGCCCGCATTAAGCAGTTCCTATCCCTTCGGGCTGACCGCTACCGTGCCGCATATGGCCGACACGTCAGGGAAACCCCTCGATGCTGTGTGTTCTTCGGCACCTGCAATGAGGTTGAATTTCTGCAAGACACCACCGGCAATCGCCGCTTCTGGCCTGTGGATGTGGGGGAAATCCCGCATTCAAAAACCGTATGGAAGGATCTCACAGACGATTATATCCGGCAGGTATGGGCGGAAGCAAAAACCCGCTGGCAGGCCGGTGAATCTCTGTATCTCTCCGGTACGGTAGAAGCTGAGGCGAAGGTCAAGCAGGAGGAGCACCGTGAAGCATCCGCTCGTGAGGGCTTGATTCAGGCGTTTGTCGAGAAGCAAGTCCCCGCTGACTGGGGGAAATGGGGCATCGACCGCAGGCGGGACTTCTGGGCAGGGCAGCTGCATACACAGGACGGGCAGAGCGTTGAGCTGGTAGACCGTGACCGGATATGCGCGGTTGAGGTCTGGTGTGAGCTGTTTGGCGGGAATGTCAAAGACCTGAAAAACACTGATACGCGGGAAATCAATGCCGTCCTTTCAAACCTGAAAGGATGGAAGCGGTTTGGCGGGCCGGTGCGCTTTGGGCCATACAATATTCAGCGCGGATTCTATAAAGAGTAGGGCAGTTAGAATTGTAACATTAGGCCTTTATGGCAAGGTTTGTAACGTCTCCAAAGTTACAAAGTTACATTCAGTTACAAAATTTGTAGACGTGAAAAACCCTTGTACCACAAGGACTTTTCGGCTTACGTTACAATGTTACAATTTTTTCTATAGAATAGTAGAAATATAGGCGCTATGGGCGCATTTACGTCATAGCGCCTATATATACGTATAAAGTAGGAAATAGCCCTGATTTCGTAACTTTGTAACAAAGGAGGTTAAATTGGTGCTTGAGAGCTATTACGAAAACAAACTCAGGTTGCGAATTAAGGCACTCGGTCACGGTGCAAGATGCCTGAAATTTGTAAGCCCCGGTTTCTCTGGGGTGCCTGATAGGCTTATTCTATTGCCTGGTGGGAATCTGATTTTCGTAGAAATGAAGAAGCCGGGGGAGAAAGAACGTAAGCGGCAAGAATACGTGCATGGTGTTTTACGGGAATTGGGGTTTGAGGTGATTCCAACCGTTGACAGTATGGAGCGGATAGAGCTTGTCATTGAACGGTGTAAGGAGGTTTTGAGGGATGAAGGATTACATACCCCATAATTATCAGGAATACTGTATTGGCCGGATTATCAATGACCCGGCTATTGGGCTTTTCCTTGATATGGGCCTGGGCAAAACCTCCATTACGTTAATGGCGATTAAGAAGCTAAAGTACGAGTATTGGTGTGTTCGCAAGGTGCTGATTATTGCGCCGAAGAAAGTAGCGGAATCCACATGGGACAGAGAAGCGGCAAAGTGGAAACAGCTCAATGACCTTCGGTTCTCTTTCGTCCTTGGTACAGCGGCGCAGCGGGTAGCTGCATTGCATCAGACCGCCGATGTTTACATGGTCAACCGCGAGAATACGCAGTGGCTTGTGAACTATTACGGCCATGACTGGCCCTTTGATATGGTAGTTCTGGACGAAAGCTCTTCCTTCAAAAATCACCAGGCAAAAAGGTTTAAGGCACTGAAGCTGGTGCGGTCTAAAATCAGCCGCATTGTGGAGTTGACGGGAACGCCAAACCCCCGAAGCCTGCTTGACCTGTGGGCACAGCTTTTCTTACTGGACTGTGGTAGTCGGCTAGGCCGCACAATCACCGCTTACCGTGATACCTACTTTGTCCCAGACAAACGTAGCCGAACGACCATCTTCAGCTATGCGCCGAAGCCAGGGGCAGAGGCCGAAATCTACAGCAGAATTGGGGATATTTGCATCAGCATGAAAGCAGAAGACTACCTGGACATGCCGGAAATCGTCTATGATGATATTCCCGTTGCCCTGGATGCCGCCGCCCAAAAGGCCTATGACCGCTTGGAGCGGGACACCTTGCTTCAGATTGATGATGAAACGGTTATCACAGCGGGCACGGCGGCGGTTCTTCGGCAAAAACTTCTACAGATATGCAATGGAGCTTGCTATGACGAAGACGGAAATGTTGTCATGGTACATAACTGCAAAATGGAGGCGCTGCTTGAGACCGTGGAGCAGCTTAACGGTCAGCACGCTATTATTTGCTATAACTTCAGGCATGATCGGGCACGGCTGGTGGATGCCCTGAAAGCTACACAGCTGAGGGTTGCGGTGTACGAGGGGAAGCAGCAGGAGGATGATTGGAATGCCGGAAAGATTGACCTGCTGCTGTTCCAGCCTGCAAGCGGCGGATATGGGCTTAACCTGCAAGACGGTGGTCACCATATCATTTGGTTTGGGCTTACGGACAGCTTGGAGCTTTATCAGCAGACCAATAAGCGCCTCCACCGGCAGGGGCAGCTGTTCCCGGTTATCGTGCATCATCTGCTGGTACAGGGCGGCACGGACGAAGACGTTATTAAATCCCTGGGTGGAAAGGCAGACGTTCAAAACTGCTTGCTTGAAGCTCTGAAGGTACGCATTAAAAGGGCTAAGGAGGTGTCAGTATGACGATTAAAGAGCTATCAAAGCTTTACGACCTGAATCGTGAGGTTGAAACTCTGCAAAAAAGACTTGCAGACATAGAGTGGGAAATTCAGCTGGATGAAGAACGGCTCAGAAGCCTTGAGGCGCAATGCGGGGCTATTGCATCCCCTGGGTATGATGGGATGCCACACGGCTCTTCAGGGGGAAATAAGCTGGAAAGCGAGGCCATAGAGCTTGTTGACCTCCGAAACGCGATAGCCAGAAAAAAGGCTCTGCGCTCTGAATGTGCAATGACCATCCATGCGCAAGAAATCCTGTGCCTGACCGAGAGAAACCGTCTTGAGCGGTACATAGCAAGTGTTCCGGACAGTCTGACCCGGCAGATTATGGCACTTCGGTTCATTAACGGCTTGAGCTGGTGGCAGGTGGCCTATTCCATCGGCGGAAATAACACCGGCGACAGCGTTAGAATGAACGTAAAACGCTATCTGCAATCAGAAAAAGAGGACGGCGAATAAACTTGTTCGTTTTGTTCGCTCAGTTTTCAATTTCTGTGATAGCATATTATCGTGGATTTTGAGACACGCGGATACCGCTTAGCTGCCTCCGACTAAGCTGTATTCGTGATGATCCACTTCACCCCCAACCCCTGACGCTTAACCGCGTTAGGGGTTTCTCACTGGAAAGGTGGTGCGGTGCCGTTGTACCGACAGGGACGCAATTATGAGAATTTGAACAAATGCATATTTGACGGTACGGGTGCATACGGCATACCGCCCATTCAGCCTGAGCATTGCAGCGTTGGTGCGTTCATAGGTTTTAACTATGCTAAAACCTGCAAGCTCCCGTATGATAAGGGTGTACACTTCTTCGTTGACGATTATCAGTTCACTAGATGCTGGACAAACCCGGATGCCTACCTTGACCTGCTGGGCGGCTTCAAGGCTGTGTGTACACCCGATTTTTCTACATACGTTGATTTCCCACGTGCCGTGCAGATTTATAACCATTACCGTAAGCACTGGCTGGGTGCCTATTGGCAGCAGCACGGAATCACAGTGATTCCTACAATCAGCTGGGCGGATAAGGACAGCTTTGCTTGGTGCTTTGACGGTGAGCCTGTGGGCGGTGTGGTAGCGGTGTCTTCGGTGGGCACTCAGCTCAATAAGGAATGCGGCAGGCGTTTCCTTGAGGGCTATAATGAAATGCTCTCCCGCTTACAGCCTGAGCGTATTTTCTTTTACGGCATCGTCCCGGAACAGTGTACCGGGAACATCGTACCTATTGCCACATTTCAGGACAGCGTTAGAGCACGTTGCAGAGGGGGCAAACCTGATGGGCGGTAGAGGTTCGGCAAGCGGCTTTTCCGTAGGGAAAGATGGTAGACCTAAAAACAAATACGGTTCCCAATACCACATGATTCTCGAAAGTGAGAACATTAAGTTTGTCACAAAGAATACCCGTGATTCTGAAACTCTCATGGAAACACAGACACCGGGCCGTATCTATGTCGAGGTTGGCGGAAAAGATTTATTGCGAGTTGTGTTCTTTGACAAGGACAATAGACGAAATCATGTTATTGAGCGTGATAAGCGGACTGACGAATGGCATACCCATAACGGCTACCTCCATTCTGAGTATGGAGAGGCGCAGCATGAGCCGTTAAGTGACGATGATAAGCAAATTCTTGCAAAAATCAAGAAATTGTGGTACAATCACACACGGGTATAGTTTAAGTCTGGGAAAACGGCTTTAATAAAGCATTTTTCGGGTTCAAATCCTGATGCCTACGGGTGCAGAAATGCGCCCGTTTTTCATATTCTGTGTTCTACCGTCAACGGCTTATTCGTTGGCGGTATTTTTATACTCATTTTTACGGGAATAGAGGTGAAACAACATGAAGATAGATAGATTCAAACGTGAGTTTAAGCGCCTCAGTGGCATTTATGCCTCTGATAAGGTAGTGCTGTTCAGAAAACCGCTTGAGCTATATAACCTTGCAACCGGGGAGACAATCGCCACTTTTGACAGTCTCGATGAAGCCCTGGCCTATGAGATTGACGGGAAGACCCTGGAACAGCGGGTAAGTGCATGGACAGAGATTGTTTTTCCTGTAGAGCACGGCGGGCGTGGCAGCAGCTCTGGCATGGGCTTTGATGGCGGCTGGCCCTCCGCTGGTGGCGGTGGCGGCGCAGATGAAACCGAGGCAGACCTTCCCGCAAGGATGAATACGAAGGTTGGTGTACACCGCACCTATGAGGATATGGTACGGGCTTTTGCAGAAGCACATGCCAATTCCGACATAGAGCATGGCGTGGTTGTTGATGCTTATGGCTTTGCCACGAAATACCGCCACGGCAATGCCGGTTCTATTTCCGGCTTGAGTGGCAACGGAACAGAAATTGCAGTTCATAACCACCCGAAGGACGGCTGGCCTACGTTCTCCAAAGAGGATGTGGTAAACACCGCTATGGGAACACGCCGGGGCATCGTTGCCGTCAGTTCTCCCCAGGGGCGTACCCCGGAAACCGCCAAATATGCCGGTACGTACTCTTTCGTCAAGGGTACGCATTTCAATGCTTCCGGCTTTATTAAAGCGGTTGGTTCCGCCAAACTGAGCGGCACCGATTACAACGATGCCGTAAACCGTTGGCTGAAAGCAAATCAAAAGAAGTTTGGCTATACGTACAGCTACAGTAAGGGTTAGGAGGTACTAAATCGCCGATAGGAGGTGTGGAACGTGAGCAGACCGCAAGACAAGCACCTGATACCCTTGACTGAGCGCAGCGAGGAAGAGGCTCACGCTATCCGTTCCGCCGGTGGTAAGGCATCTCAGCAAAAGCGCCGGGAAAAGCAGATGATGGCCGACCTTGTTGAGTTGTACTCAGGCCTCCCGATTACCGATAAACGCAAAAAGAACAGGCTTGCAAAGCTGGGCATTCCACCCGAAGAGCTTACCCAAAAGCTGCTTGTGGCGGATGCGCTTATCCGGGCAGCCCAAGCGGGCAATACCTATGCAATCCAGATGTTCATGGAGATTACGGGTGAGGCAGGCATGAGCGGCCCGGCAAAAGAAAACAATCTGCTTGAGGCTATCCAGAACGCTACAAAGGAGGATATGGACACTGATGATTTACCAGAGCTTCAGCAAGAGGCAACGGCTGACACTGACCTGGTGGAATAGGCCTAAATTCAAGGATTATGACGGCATCATCTGTGACGGCTCCATTCGTTCTGGTAAGACTGTTTCCATGTCTGATGGCTTTATTCTGTGGAGCATGAGCTGCTTCAACGGACAGAACTTTGCAATCTGCGGCAAGACGATTGAGAGTTTGCGCCGGAATGTCGTAACGCTCATGCCTCAGTGGTTGGAGGGCATCTTCCCCATTGTGGAGCGCCGTAGTGAAAATAAGCTGATTATTAGTAATGGCAAGACCACGAACACTTATTATCTGTTCGGCGGTAAAGACGAGAGTAGCTACACACTTGTGCAGGGCATCACGCTTGCCGGTGTGCTGTTTGACGAAGTAGCGCTTATGCCCCGCTCTTTTGTGGAGCAGGCTATGGCCCGCTGTTCCGTTGATGGTTCAAAATTCTGGTTTAACTGCAACCCGGAAAACCCTGGACACTGGTTTTATACAGAGTGGATTAAGAAAGCGCGGGAACGGAATATCTTGTACCTGCATTTTACGATGGATGACAACCTGAGCTTGTCCGAAAAGATTAAAGCGCGGTACGAGGGAATGTACACAGGCGTTTTCTACCGCCGATATATCCTTGGGCTGTGGGTCAAGGCTGAAGGGCTTGTATACCCCATGTTCAGTAAGGACGCGCATGTTGTAAAGACCGTACCAAAGTACAATCCCCGCCACAGGTATTATGTGGCGGTGGACTACGGCACTGTAAATCCTTTTGCAGCGGGGTTATATGACTATGACCCTGGTGCTCAAAAGGCAGTGATGATAAGGGAGCTTTATTATAAAGGCGGTAGCAATAACCGCGTTGATAACGAGGCCTATTATAAGATGCTCTGTGAGCTGGTAGGTGATTATCCTATCGAGTACATCATCATTGACCCTTCTGCAAGCTCAATGATAGAGACTATCCAGAAATACAGTAAATTTCTGGTGGTTAAAGCCGATAATGATGTGTTAAACGGCATCCAGGATGTCACCAAATTCCTCAATGCCGGATGCCTGTATTTCCATCAAAGCTGCAAAAACACCTTTGATGAATTTGAAACCTATTCTTGGGATGAAGAATCCGAAGAAGACAGAGTTATCAAGGAAAACGACCACAGCATGGATCAGATACGGTATTTTTGCCGGACAGCACTACGCAACGAATTGAAATGGATTGTTTAAGGCGGTGATGGAATGAACTTTTTTACACGCCTTTTAAGGAGGATTCGCAATATGTTTTTTGTGAATGGCACCGACATTGGCAAGGTGTTTGGCGTTGAACTCATTTCATCTTCTGAAATGGACAACGCATTGCAGCGGTGGGATAACATATCCACCGGGAAGCCCTCTTGGAGAAATGATGGGGACGAAATCGAAACAATCAACATGGCAAAGCATATTTCCGACTACCGGGCCAAATTAACCGTGTTGGATATTGGCATTGCTATTTCTGGTTCTGAGAGAGCTGACTTCTTGCAGACCCTAGCAGATGACCTGCTGAAACGCTTGCCGGATCGGATTGCAGAAGCGGATAGAATGGGCGGCATCGTTATCAAGTGGAACGGCGAGACCTGGGATTTTGTACTGCCCGGAAATTTTGGAATCACCGCTAAAAATGACAATGGTGAAATCGTAGGTGCAATTTTTGCCTGCCATACGTCAGAGGGCAGCAATCATTATACCCGCCTTGAATACCATCGGTTTGAGGGTGCGGACGAACGCGGCAAGCTGTATAAGATTACCAACAAGGCATTCAAAAATCAGATTACGGGTGACGGCAAGGCAACATTGGGCAGGCCGGTTTCTTTACAGTCTGTTGCCGCATGGGCGCACATGGAGGAAGAGGTCAGCATTTCCAATCTGGAAAAGCCTCTGTTTACATACTACCGCATTCCCGGTGCAAATACGATTGACAGTTCTTCCCCGCTTGGATTGGCCGTATTTGCCAATGCACTGCCTGAGCTGAAAGCGATTGATATTGCTGTGAGCCGGAAAAACACAGAGATTGAGGACAGTAAGCACATCACCTTCGTAGGCCAGACGATTATCCAGAACGCCACACAAAGGGGTGTGGAGATGCCCCGCTTCGTCAAAGGCCTGGGTATGGGTCTCAATGACAGCGAGACAACCGCCATCCATGAGCACGCGCCTACGATTCTGACAGACCAGCGCATTAAGGACATTAACTTCAATTTGTCCTTAGCAGGTGTGAAGTGCGGTTTTTCAGAGGGCGTTTTCGTCATGGACGGCCAGACGGGAATGCTCACGGCCACACAGGTTGAATCTGATGACCGCGACACTATCCAAACAATCAAGAGTGACCGGGATGCCCTCAAAGATGCTATCAAACAGGCGTTCTATGGTGCGGACGCACTGGTGACCCTCTACAATATGGCCCCTTTGGGCGCGTATGACATTAACTTCAACTTTGGCGATATTACATACAACTACGAAGAGGACAAGGCTGCATGGCGGGCTTACGTTATGCAGGGGTGGGTTCCGAAGTGGCTGTACTTCGTCAAGTTTGAAGGTATGAGCGAGGAAGAGGCAAAGGCGCTCACTGCTGAAGCAGAAGCGGCGAATGCTGCAACCGGGCTTTTTGCGAATGCGTAAATGGGGTGGTATAAATGCTAACCCCTCAACAGCTCCTTGAGGTCATAGATACCATGCATCCGCTTCTTGACGACCTCAACAAGTGGATAACAGAAGACCTTATCAAGCACCTTATGGCGCGTATCGGGCGCAGTGAGAAGCTTTTGCTTACCCCCACGGATGAATGGCAGATGCAGGTTTATCAATCTGCTGGCGGGCACTTAGAGACTGTGCAGCGTGATATTATGCGGTTCACCAAATTATCTGATGCCGAAGTACGGTCTATTTTTGAGGATGCCGGGATAAAGGCGTTTGCGTATGACAATGCATTCTATGTCGCTCATGGACTTCCAGAAAAGACACTGGAAGAATCTGAAAACATGATACAGCTTCTAGCTGATTCATATACGCGAACAAGCGGCGAAATCCGCAATTTTACCAGGACTACCGCGAGGGTAAGCCAACAGCGGCTTATTAAGGTTCTGGACACAACGCATTTCAAAGTTATGAGCGGCGCAGCCTCATATACGCAGGCCGTAAAAGAGGCGGTCAATGAGATTGTAAATGAGCAGACAAAGGTTGTATATCCTACTGGACATACGGACACTATCGAGACAGCAGTTCTTCGTGCAGTCCGAACAGGGGTTGCCCAGGCAAGCGGCAATATGGCTATCGAGGGGATGATTGACCGGGATTGGGACATTATCCGTACTTCTGCCCATATTGGCGCTCGATACGGTGACGGCGGCGAAAATCCAGGCAACCACTACTGGTGGCAAGGAAAGCTATTCAGCCGGACGGGGAAAACTCCTGGTTATCCCTTGTTTGAAGAAGCAACTGGCTATGGCACAGGCGAGGGCTTGTGCGGCTGGAACTGTAGGCATTCTTTTGGCCCAGGCGACCCAGCGCATAACCCCTTTAAGGACTTCGATAGCGAGGAAAACAAGAAAGCATACGACCTGTCACAGCGTCAACGTGCAGCAGAATCCCGTATACGCAGGACAAAGATTAAATTACTGGGCTTGCGGCAGGCTGTAGATGGGTGCGAGGATGGAGAGGCGAAAGCTACACTCCAAGCCGAATACGGAAAAGCCGCGCTGCTTCTTCAAAAGCAGAATGCTGCATATAACGATTTTTGCGAGGAAAACAATCTGAAACGGTTGTCCGACCGCATTAGTGTTGTCAAGTGGAATCGGTCTGAGGCGGCTAAGGCCGCCGCTGCGGCCCGGAAATTAAATAAGCAATAGCAAAACAAGCAGAGCTTCCATTGTGCGGAAATGCGCAATGGCGGCTCTGTTTTTGTATGCCCCTGATGGTTTTGCCGGTTCGATTCCGGCAAGGGGCACATTAGTCAATCCGGCTGACTTAATAATGCCGGGGCGATGGGACACGGCAACGTCCTAAAAAGCCTAATCGTAATTGGAGGTAACTCTATGAAAACCGAAGAACTAACTGCAATCGGCCTGACAGAGGAACAGGCAACTCAGGTGCTTGCCATCCATGGCAAGGACATCGAGAAGCACAAAAAGGCTGTCACCACTCTGGAAACGGAACGTGACGACCTTAAAGGCCGCCTCGCTACGGCTGAAACCACCCTGAAAAACTTTGAAGGGATTGACCCGGCAAAAATCCAGCAGGAAGTCCAGACCTACAAGCAACAGGCAGAAGAGGCGGAAAAACGCTATACGGCTCAGCTCACCCAGCGCGATCAGCGCGACTGGCTCAAGGGCAAATTCGATGAATACGGCGTTGCATCCCCCTATGCACGCAAGCAGCTTGAAGCCGAGTGCATGTCCGAAAATAGCGGCTGCTCCTGGAAAGACGGAGCTTTCTTTGGCTTTGACGACTTTATGAAAGCGGCCAAGGCGAAAGATACCGGCCTGTACATGACTGCTGAAGAAAAGGCAGAGGCTGAAAAGGCTGCGAAGCTCATGGACAAAGCACCTGCCTTTACCGGTCCCACCGGCGACCCTGGGGCAAAGCCTAGCAAGTTTGTCCCACCCAAGGTTTTCTAACATCCCATTAAAAAATAAAAGTTGAAAGGAAGAATGATTATGCCCCGTATTACTGCCCTGAATATTCTTACCCAGAGCGAGGGTAAGGAGTACCTTTCCGAACTGTACGGCAAGGTTATCGAAAATGTGCAGAAATCTCTGATTTCTGCGGGCCTGAAAAACACTGACCTGTCCGGCGACCCTTCCTCCGGTTCCGTGGAGGCTAAGCGTTTCGTGAACGCTTCTTCTCAGGAATACGGCACTGCCCGTGCCGCTGGTAAGGGCAATGCTGTCAAGGCAAAGCCCGTGACCGTTGTTGTCGATACCAACAGGGAAATCGTGGAAGAGATTGAAGAGAAGGATACCCGCCTGTATGGCGTTGACGGTCTTCTGGACCGGCGTTCTGCCAACCATGTGTTGCGCATGGTTGCCGAACTGGAAAACGCTTTCTTCGCCAAGGCAGCTGAGGAAGCTGTGGAGGTGGAGGTTGATATGACCGCCTCTGTGGAGGACATTCTGGAAGCTGTCATTCAGGAGTGTGAAAACACCCAGAATGATTTTGTGGATGGGGTGCCTCGTTCCATGATGCACCTGTCTCTGTCCAGCGCTTTCTACGGCAAGATTCGCAACAACCTTGATAAGCAGAGCCGCGCCAACGTAGATACTACCGCCGAAGAGTTCTATGTATGGCACGGTGTTGAAACTGTGTCCAATATCCACCTGCCTGAAGGCTGCGACATCCTGTTGCAGGTTAGAGGTTCCGTAGCCCAGCCCGTCATGGCAGATGAGTATACCGCAGAAAAGATTCCGCTCTCCAACGCCTATGGCGTTGAGCTGTTCTATTACTACGGCACTGCCGTTGTCACGCCTGACCTGATTTTCAAGGCTGTTGCCAAGACTAATTCGGCAGGCGGCACGGAGAGCGAAGATCAGAAGAATCCCGCAGGCGGTTAATCAGAATTAACCAGTAAATGAAGGAGGAATCACAATGAAGTTCAAGAATATCAGAACCGGCAATGTTGTCAGAACTGAGAACCCGGCTACCATTGGCTTGATGCAGAAGTCCGACCGATATGTTGCCGTGCCTGAAAAGAGCGGCAAGCGGTCTGCGGTCAGAGGTGCGGGCAAGCAGGAAAACGCTACTGAGTAAGTAGGAGATTGCATATGGCATATGCGGATTTTGACTTTTACCGGGATTCCTATTTCGGGGATGCTCTTACAAAGGAGGACGCTGCAAAGTGGTTATCCCGTGCCAGTGACGAACTGGATAGCCTGACCTTTGGCAGACTGACCAATGCTTTCCCAACGGTTGAAGCTCATGCTGAAAAGGTAAGAAAGGCCGTGTGTGCCATTGCTGATACGCTTTTCTTTGTTGACGTACAGCGGATGGCGGCATCAGCGCAAAAGACCGCTGATGGCAGCTATCGGGGCGCTGTGGCATCTGTTTCGTCCGGGAGAGAGTCCATTTCCTTTTCCACAAACGGCACCGCAACCGCTTATGCGGCTGCGGTTGCCGACCCAGTAGCCCGTGTCAAACTGATTAGCAGTATTGCAGTGAAGTACCTGGCCAACGTTCCAGATTCTACCGGGGTAAATCTGCTGTATGCGGGAGGCGTGAAGCGTGTACCAGAATGTCATTACCATATTTAACTTCCACGAAAGCAGTGGAAAATGGTATCCGGCAGTTATCAGAAACACAGATTTGCTTGTAAACAAATCCAGCGGCTCCACAACATCTGGGAAAAACAACGCAGATACCGTGGAGTTGATTATTCGGTGTTCCGCTGATAAAAGGATTACCACGGCAAACGGAATAAAGAGCTACACGGGGCCGAAAGAGTATGCAAAGTGCAATACCCCCGCAGAATACATCACGTTTAAGCCGGAATGTGATTTCATTTATGATGGCGAATGGCCGGAACTTGTACCCATTTCTGATGATGGCTATGATTCCGGTCTTTATCATGCTCTGAATGATGAATATGACGGCATTTACATGATTACTTCTGCATCATTCTATGGTCTGCTGCCCCATTTTGAGATTGGGGGCAGGTAGAATGTCCGATACTTCTCAGATTTTCCATTTCCCGGATATCTCCTATGTATCAGCCGGATTGCACGTTGAAATTGCCTTAAAGCCCTATGAAGAAAAGTTCTTAGCCGCCCAGCAGTGGCTAGGAGACCGTATTCTTGAAGATTGCAGAGCTGTAATGCCTCTGCTTACAGGTAGTTTGCAGCAGCGTTCCTATACGGCTTACGGTGGGCGACAGGTGATTTTCCCTGGGCCATACGCTCGTTTCCTGTACGGCGGCAAGGTTATGGTTGACCCGGATACCGGCAGCCCATGGGCGCGTAAGGGCGCTAAAAAGGTAGTGACGGACAAGCCCCTGTCTTATTCCAATCCAGAGGCAACCGCTTATTGGTTTGATACGGCGAAAACACGAAACGGTGAGTACTGGATTAACGGCGTGAAAGAACGAATTGGAGGCAAATAGGGATGGAAAAGAAAACACCCATAATTGACGTTGATGGTTCAGAGGCGGTAAGCAATGCACTTTTAACACTGCTTAATGAGTTCCCTGGCCTCGATGGCAAGAGAATATTGTTCTCCACATTGGCAGAAACGTCTGGCATCGGGTTTTATCCGACTTCTGGTGCTGCCCTATTGTCCAACAAAGAGAGCATTACGGGGCACGTCAGGCAGGTATGCTTGTACCCCTTTAATGTAATTTATCGTGCGGCTCCCAAAGCTGAAAATCAGCGTTTGAAAATAAAGGAGTTCCTCGATATCATGGGGCGCTGGCTGGAAATGCAGCCTATTATAATTGGTGGAGCTACATATCAGCTGACGCACTACCCGGAACTGTGTTCTGGCAATCGGTTGATTAAGTCTATCAGCCGAACAAATCCCAGCCATCTTAATGCCGCCTACCAGGATGGTGTGGAAGACTGGCTAATTTCCGCAACGCTGCGGTATGAAAATGAATTTGACAGATAAGGAGTGACTATTCAATGCCTAAAATTGAACGTAAGTACCTTGCGCACTACATCGATGCCAGTTTTGGCGGCGATACCGTGAACTACGTCCGATTGGGTGACGACCTCGAAGAATACAACGAGGAACTGAACCCCAATGTGGAAGTGACCAACAACATTAAGGGCGAGCAGTCAGTCAAGCATAACGGCTACG